CAGCCACGGTAGCCCGTGTTACCACCAATATCAGCGGCGGCATGCTTCACCTGACCTTCCCTCTTACCTTCATCGTATCGGACAGGCCGGAGGAAGGAACGGAGATTGGGACACTGGAAATGAGAACCGAGAGAGGATGAGAACATGGCATTAGGATTACCGAACATCACAATTATATTTAAGGGCCTTGCCGCCTCCGCCATCGAACGGAGCGAGAGGGGGATTGTGGCCTGTATTATAAAGGATGACACGGAGGGCGGCCAGAGGCTGTCGGTCTATGAGAGCATCCTGGACATTGACTTTGAGCACATGACGGAAGCCAACTACGGATATTTAAAGCTGCTATTCGAAGGAGGACCCGTGCGGGTGATTGTACTGAGGGAGTCCGCCGAGTCCCCCAACCTGGCTGCGGCCTTGAAGGAGCTGATGTACCTGCGCTGGAATTACCTGTGCTATCCGGATATTTCAGACGAGGACAAGACCACGCTGGCGGCCTGGATCAAGGAGATGCGAGATAAGAACCATAAGACGTTTAAAGCAGTGCTGGCAGCAAGTGCCAGCGATCATGAAGGGATTATCAATCTGACCACGGATGGGATAGAGTCCTCCATTACTGGAAAGACCCACACGGCAAAGGAATACTGTGCACGGATTGCGGGGGTCTTAGCCGGGCTTTCCCTGTCACGCTCCAGCACTTACTACGTGCTGGGAGACGTATTAAAGGCAGAGTGTCCATCGGACCCGGATGAACGCATTAATAAGGGAGAGTTTATTCTGGTGTTTGACGGCGAAAAGTACAAGGTGGGCCGTGGTGTTAATAGCCTGACCACCTTTACGAAGGAAAAGACGGAGGATGTGCGCAAGATTAAGATCGTGGAGGGGATGGATCTATATCAGGACGACATCCGCAACACCTTCACAGACAGCTATGTAGGAAAGTATGTGAATGACTATGACAACAAGCAGCTATTCGTGGCAGCTGTGCGGGCGTACCAGGCAGGACTCGCAGGGGAGGTGCTGGATGCCAGCTATGACAATACGGCATCGGTGGACGCGCAGGCCCAGAAGCAGTACCTGCAGGAACGGGGGCAGGATGTATCCCAGATGACAGAGACAGAAATTCTGACGGCCAACACTGGGGCCAAGGTGTTTATTGCCAGCCATGTGAAGTTCGTGGACGCAATGGAGGACCTGCAGATGACCGTGAACATGTAAGGAGGAGACAATGGCAGGAAACGTGAGAGGGAACCGGACCCTGACCGGAAGCTGGGGAGAGGTCTGGGTGGACGGTGAAAAAATCTTCGTTCTTCAGAAGATTGAACAGAAGGTGGAGGTCAACCGCGAGGATGTGCAGATGGGGATGAACGTGGACAGTAAGATGACCGGGCTTAAGGGGTCTGGTACCCTGTCCATCAAGAAGGTTTATTCCAGGGCAAAGGCTGTCTTGGAAAAGCTAAGTGCAGGCCAGGATGTCCGCTGCCAGATCATTGCAAAGCTGAAGGACCCGGATGCCGTGGACGGCCAGATAGAACGCTGGAGCACGGATAATGTCTGGTGGAACACCATCCCGGTCATCAGCTGGGAGACAGGGGGACAGGTACAGGAGGAGTGGGAGTTCGGCTTTACTCCAAGTGACATGAAGAATTTAGACGAAATCAAATAGGACGGAGGAATCGGAAGATGGAACAGAATAAAGAAGATATTTTTAAACGTTTTTTAGCAAAGGCAGAAAAACGGGCGGAGGAAAAGAAGATACACCGCACCTGCCTAGTCCGGGTGCCAAGTATAGATGAACGGATCCGGATCCGCGGCCTTTCAAAACAGGAGATTGCGGAGGTGTCGGAGATTGATAATACGGATGACCCTTACGCAGGTGATAAATATTCCGTCTACATAGCCACCGTGGAGCCGGATTTAAAAGCGGTTGCCAAGCAGATGAAGGAGG